TAGATGTTATAAAAATTATTAAAAAGAGTATAAATAATTCAATAATATAAATTTATCATTAAAAACTAGCAAATCTACAATATGTTCTATAATAAAATCATGTAATAATTTAATATTTATTTCTCTCTTTGATAATTCATTTATAACTAATGAAGCAATTTTATACCAATCATCTTCTCCTCTTTCAATAAATACATCTAAAATAGCTTTTTCATAATTATTTTTCATTTGCGTTAATAATTCATTTGCTTTTTCATCATAAATTTCTTCATATTTTACTTCCTTTTCATCAATATCCTCTTTTTCACTCACATCTTTTTCCTTTTTATCCTTTTTACTACTCTTTTTAATAATTTTTATAACATCTATATCATCTTGTGATAAATTTTTAGATTTCAAATTTATAGATAATTTATTATGTTTATATGGAATTGGAACTTTTCTCTCATAAAGTGTAATATTTGAATCTTTTAATTCTATTGGTTCAAATAAATATAAATCATCTATATTTACTAAATGCCCTAATCTATCATATTTATCAGTAATAAATTCTGTTTTATCATCTACTAATTGTGTAAGCGCACTATATATTTGAACTAATGGATAATTTTTTACAACATTAATTTCATTTATTAGCGTTTTTTTATCAATATAAAAATGTTCTTTCATTATATTTCGTATTCTTTGTTTAATTTTTTCATTATTTGAATTAATGAAATTTTCACCATAAGATAATAAATTAATATCACCAATTTCTGAAACCGGTTTACATTTATAAATACAATTTTCCATGTAATCACATATAGAACTGTATGGTTTATCACCAACTTTATAATCAATTAATTTACCGTTAGATAATTCTTGTTTTATTACTTGATTTAACATATTTTCGGTAAAATTTGTTTGTTCAATATTTAGTAGACAATCAACTGAAACTTCTTTTAATATTCTTGTTATAATTCCTATTTGTTTTGCTTTTAATTCAGCTAATCTATAAATATATAAATCAGCAGCTTCTTCCTGATTATTTTCAAGAATAGTCCCATATAAAAATATTTGAACATTTCGTCTTGATAAAGGTAAATTTTTATGACTACATTGTCTTACGGCTCTACCTATAATTTGTTCTGGTCTATTCATATTATACCATGGTTCTAATATATGAACTTGTCTAATAAATTTAAAATCAATACCCTCAGAACCTGCTTGAGATATTAATATTACTTTTACTTTATCACCATTAATATTATCAAGATTAATAGCAGCCTCTATATCTAATTCATTATTTGGAGACAATAATTTATCACCACTAATAATAATATATTTTGCTGGAACAACATCCTTATCCTTACTTATTTTATAAGTTTTCAAATCTAAAGGATATTCTGTTGGTATTTTTTCAAATAAAGATTTCACTTCACCATATCTTTGGAAACCCATTTCTTCGAGTGCTAAAGCAATTGGAACCAAACCTCCATCTAAATATTGAGAATATATTAATACAACACCTTCAGAATTTATTATATTTTTACATATAGAATCTATTTTTGAACTATATTCTTTTATTTTTTCCTGAGAGAATATTCTTCCATATTTTTCAAGAGCTTCTTTCTTATATTCAAAATTACTTCTAAAAGGAGGATTTGTCGATTCTTTATAACTCATAATATTATTTAATCCTTGTTTACCAACTAGTTCTTTAATATTAAAATTTTCAGATGTTCCATTAATATAATTATCAAATTTTTCATTAGGATAGACAATATTTAAAGCTTCTATTGGTCTTTGTAATAAAGTATAACCAAAAGATTCCATATTTTCAAAATTAGGTAAATCATCTTTACCTTTTACTTCTGTTTTTAAATAATTTATAATAGCATCATAACCCATATTTTGATATGAACCACAATTAATCAAATATAAGGATAATATATCAATACCTTCTATAATACGTTTACCATTTAATTGTATTATAGGATAATTTTTATTTATTAATGTATTTTCAGGAGAAAAAACAGATGGCCAAATTCTATAAGGAAATGTATATGGATTTTCTCCTCTTACAAATGATATATATCCAATTGCTTTTCTCTCTAACAATTCTTTACCAACTTCTTTACCTTCTTCATTAATTTTTAAATTTCCATTTACATCAAAAATATTTTTTAGTTCAATTGTACTTCTATTATCATTCATATTCATTAAATTTAATAACCATATTATCTCTTTATACGAGTTATATAATGGTGTAGCAGAGAGAAGAAGTAATCGAATATTTTTTACATATTTAACCAAAGTTGTTAATTCTTGAGCAACTCGTTTATCTTTATTATCATCTGTAATTCTAATATTATGAACTTCATCTATTATAATTAATCTATTTGCGAAATTTTTTTCTAATTGTATTTTTTTTATATTTTCTATTTTATTTGTATCACTCATATCTTGTGGTATTTTAGTGCTTTTTTGTATATAATTTGCAAATTCAGTATATCCTAGAAATAAATATGAATTATTTATTATTCTTTTAATTTGTAATATTACCTTCTCTCTAGGTAATCCTTTCATATTCATGGGATTAATTTCTTTTAATAATCTTTGACCAACGCAACTTCTAATATTCCAATATCCATCTATTAATTTCAATTTATTTTTATCAAATAACTGAAGTTTAAAGTTATCTTGAACATTCTGTGATGCAACAACTATTATTCGTTGAGTTATACCAAGTTGCTTTAAAAATTCACGCATTTCTTCAGCGACACCTATAGCAGAACATGTTTTACCAGAACCTAAACCATGATATAATAATAAACTATTATAAGGTGTTTGTAATGATAAAAAATTACGAATAAATTGTTGATGAGGTGCTAATTCAAAATCCGCATTACATAATATATCTGCTTGTTTTTCAATATCTACTATTTTTCCATCATATTTTGTGTCATTAAATTCCTTTTTTTCAGCTATTTTTTTTGAAAATTCTGGATCATTTAAAGTAGGATATAAATGTTTATAAGTATTTAATTCTTCTTCATTATCATTTATTTTTTTCCATTCATTATATTCTTCTAATTCTTTTTTATTTAATTCTTCATTATTTAATTTTTGATTATTAATTTTTATAGTTTTCTTAGAAGACATACTTATATATTATGTATATAATGTATATTTTTTTAATATATTGTCAACTTTCTTTAATATATCTTTTTTTTCTAAATTATATGGTCTTATTTTTTCCAAACATTCTTTATAAGAAAACCATTTTACTTCACTAACTTCACTTTCTTGGAAATCAAATTTGGGTTTATTTGAAATATCTAAATAACCTAGATAATATTTATGTTTATAAGATTTATAATTTGAACCTGTAAAAATTTCTTCAAGAGGTATAATATTTTGCAGTAAATATATATCATTTTTATTATAACCTGTTTCTTCTTCAAATTCACGCATCGCACAATTATAGTCTTTCTCTTGATAATTACGGCGACCTTTTGGAAAGCCCCATTCTGGTTCTTTATAATTATTTGATATTTCATCAATTAAATTAGATAAATTATAGTTTATATTATTAATAGTTATACCTGATTTTAATAATTTAAATTTTTCTTTAGATATTTTTTCTTCATTTCTATATTGGGTTCCAACATATTCACCCCATAATTCATTCCATAATTCATCAAAATTCCTATTTTTTATTTTCATACATTCATCATAAGTCATTTCTGATAGTAAATTAATAATATAATCTTTATTAAAAATAGGATATTTACCTCTCATAAAATCTACATAACCTAAACTATCTTTTCGTTTTATTAATAAATATTCTAATTTATCGTTATTTTTTCTGAAACAAATAATACCTATACTAGTTATTGGATTTTTACATTGGTGAAATAAATGTCCCACACGTCCACAGTTATTACAAAAATTAGTATTTTTTAAAGTTTTTGTACTCATAATCGTTATTAGTTATTTAATTTATATTTTTATATCATTTATTTTTATGAGTTTAGATCCAAAAATATGGGGGCCTCATTATTGGTTTGTATTACATACTATTGCGCTTACTTATCCTTTAACTCCTAATGATACTACAAAAAAAAAATATTATGATTTTTTTCATAATTTACCATTATTAATGCCTATTCCTGATATTGGCAACTCTTTTAGTAATTTACTAGATAATTACCCTGTTACTCCTTATTTAGATTCTAGAGAATCATTAATAAAATGGGTTCATTTTATACATAATAAAATAAATTTTTCATTAGGAATAAAAGAAATTACTTTAGAAGAATCATTATCTAAATATTATGATAATTACAAACCAAAAGAGGAAATTATATATAATGACATAAAGCAAAAACAAAAATATATTTATTTTGCTTTATTATTAATTTTAATAACGGGTTCATTATATCTTTATAAAAAATAATTATAATATAATCTAAATAAATATTAATATGAGAGATAAAATTGGAGGGCAAGTTATAGGAGCCGGAGGTTATGGGTGTGTTTTTAAACCAGCGTTAAAATGTGAAGGTAGCAATAACAGAACAACTGGTATAAGTAAAATGTTATCAAATAAAGATGCTGATATTGAATGGAAAGAAATATCAAATGTAAAAAACATAATATTAAAAATTCCAAATAATGATAGATATTTTTTATTAGGAGATATGAATATATGTAAACCAAATTTATTAAGCGAAGATGATAAGAAAAATATGGAAATATGTAATTCATTATCTAGAATTGGTTTAAACGCAAAAAATATAAATAGTAATTTGGGAAAGGTTAAAATTATTAATATGCCTGATGGTGGTAAAGATATACATGAAATATTTTCTAAAAATAATGTTAAATTTGAAACATTGAATACTTCTTTAATAGATTTATTAAAAAATGGTATTATTCCTATGAATAATTTAGGTTTATTTCATAATGATTTGAAAGGTGAAAATATTCTTTATAAAGATGAACATAGTAGAATAATAGATTGGGGATTAGCTTCAATACAAAAAGGTAATAAAATTCCTTCTGTTATTACTGATAGAGTAGTTCAGTTTAATTTACCTTATTCAAATATTTTATTTAATTCTTATTTTAAAAATTGGTATTCAAATCAAATACGTATTAATAATATATATAAAAATAGCCCATTTATAATGGAACAACTAGAATTAGTTGCTATAAATTGGTTTGAATTATGGAAACAAATGGGAGGTGAAGGACATACTACATACATAAATAATTATATTATTGTTCCTATATTTGCGAATTATGGTGTAAAATTAAAAAAAAATGAAAATTTAATTTTATTATTTTTCTCAAAATATATTGCCAAAATTCTTTATGAATTTACTGATTTTGATGCTTCTATTCCAATATTTAAAGATGAAGAGTATTATAACAATGTATACAAACATAATTGTGATGTATGGGGATTTATAATGAGTTATTCTCCTCTTATTAGAAATAATTATTTTAGAAATGAGGTAAAAAATGCCTTATCGTTAAAATATTATATTAAAAATACATGTGATTTATTACTTAAATATTGCTTTAATAGTTATTATTCAACAAAAAAAATAAATATTAATGAATTAGTTAATGATTTAGAAAATATCAAAACTCTTGGATACAATATTCTTGATAATAATGAAGTTGTTCAAATATTAACAAGTAGTTCTAATGGAAAACCAAAAATAGAAAAACCTGTTAAAAAAACAGAAAAGAAATCATCACCAAAAAAAATTTCATCTAAAAAAGCTTCATCTAAAAAGAAGAGAAAACGTTGTCCTAATGGAACTAGAAAAATAGTAAAGGCGAATGTATTCCTTACAAAAAATAATTATAAATAAAATATTAATAATTATTATAATATGAAATTTGAATTATTAATATTTGGTATAACAGCTTTTTTTATAGTTAATACTTATTATGATGGAAAATATATTCAAATACTTAAAACCTGGAAAAAATATTATCAAATGATTGGAATTGGATTTATAGGTCTTTCTCTCTACTTATTTATTAAAAAATATCCTCAATACACAAGAAATTTATTTACTCATGCAAATAGTTTTATTAAATATATGCCAATTGATAAAGATTCAGCTGATATGATATCGCCTTTGTTTACAGCTGGTAATATTTATTCTAATCTAAATTCTCAAAATTATAATACACCACAGCAAAAAAGAATGATGAATTCTGGTGGAAGCAGTAATAAAAGAAGTGTTGGAGAGACAAAGAAAAAATATGTAGCATCACAACAAAATTGGAAATGCGCCCATTGTCAAAATCAATTAGAAGCATGGTATGATGTTGACCATAAAGTTAGATTAGAATATGGTGGCTCTAATCATATAAGTAATTTAGAAGCATTATGTAAAAATTGTCATGGTAAAAAAACAGCTATGGAAAATATGTTATAATAAATATATAAAATATTTATTTATTATAGAAATGGAAATTAAAAA